AAATGTTATTCATATGTTTAGACACTTCCAACAAACTACACATTCCTTGCGACATTTTATCTCTTAAAACGTGGATCGGTAGCTCACTGGTAGAGCGGTAGGTTGAAGCCCTGCGCGTAGGAAGTTCGATTCTTCCCCTTTCCACCACTAATTACACGGTACCATTCCCCACTGACGTAATTGGTAACCGTACGGCACTTAAACTGCCGGTTCTCCCGGTTCGAGTCCGGGGTGGGGGACCATGCGGGTATGGCGAAATAGGTAGCCGCGCTAGGTTTAGGTCCTAGTGTTTTAAAAGACGTGGGGGTTCGACTCCCTCTACCCGTACCAATTTAATAATCAATGTCTTGTAGCTCAACTGGTTAGAGCGTACAACTTATAATCGTAATATCTGGGTTCGAGTCCCGGCAGGACCACCATACATAAGATTAAGCTAGGATACGACACACATAAACTATAAACACTATACACTGATCCGTAGTTCAACAGGATAGAACAGTTGACTTCTAATCTTCAAATGAGGGTTCGAGTCCTTCCGGGTCGGCCATAATTACTCTTTGCTGCCTTAGGCAAGTTAAATGCAGGGTGAAAACGTTATGCCAAGAAAGCTGCAGGCAAAAATCATAAAACGGAGTGACATGTTCCAAGGGGGCAACGGTCTTTTGCAAGGACTGTGCGGTTCATTCCACCAAACTTACCAATCAGGAGATTGCTAGAATGGATGTTACACAGAAAATGAACGACGAGGTGATTGATCACCTTACTGACGTTAGAAAGTTCGAAGAGAGCATTCAGATTGGTAATAGTCGTATTGTAAATCGTCATCGTGAGTCTCTAGTTAAGCTTGTTAAGGAAGACTTAGCAACAACTACTATTGATCAAAAGAAGAAAATAGCCAACAAATTCAGACGAGAGCAAAACCGTTTTGCTACAGAGCTCTTTTCTTGGCAGAAGACAAATTTGACAGAGCTACATGGTGCTGAGGTAGATTTCTACACTGATAGTATCTCAAAACACACTAAAGGATGGTTCTCCGTTCGTAGACCTAAGAACAAGGCTGATCTAGCAGATATTACTGGCGCTAGTATCAACGGTGATGCTGCTATCAAAAATAACGTAGAGAACATTGCTCGTGGTGAGACAACTAGGGTACAAACTTGGTTGAAGCGTGGTCGTAGAGATAATAAGTCTCAGAATCAAATTATTAGTGACGTCAGCAGAACAACCAAGATGACAGCCCACCAAGCGGGTACTCTTTCTCGTACAGGTATCACAGCTACGCAGCGCGATGCTCTGTTTAGTGCGGTAGGGGAAAACAAGGAAGCCATCAAAGGCTACATGTTCCAAGCAATGCTTGATAATCGTACTTCTAGCATTTGTCGTTATCATGATGGTAAGATCTATGATGTAGGTGATAGGCGTTTTGCCCCTCCACTACACTTTAACTGCCGTTCTACCCTTGTTCCTATATTTGAGAGCAAAGCCGAACTGCTAAAGAAAGAGTCTGATAGGATCAATTTAGCTGCTCTTGAAACCACGAAAGGAAGTTCTTTAACAGGATCTCCCCCAGAGAAAGAAACCTTTGGTCAGTGGCTTAAACGTCAGGCTTATGATGTCCAAACAAAGATCCTTGGTAGTCAAGAAAAGGCAGATCTTTTCCGAAAAGGAGAAGTCAAAGCCGATAACTTTGTGACACCTCAAGGTAGCGCACTCTCTATTACTGCTTTGAGACGTCGTGCTGCTAATCTTACTAACATTTTCCGCCCTAAGCAGTCGATAGGTGAAGATGTCGTAACACAGATCGCTGTGGCGCGCCCTAGCACCCTCGTCAGGAATGCTAAGTATAAGCGAGAGGTTGTAGATCTATTTGTCAATGATGCTGATGATCTCGGTAAAACTTACTCTCTAACGGACTTTAAAGGTACAACACTGCAAGGTAAACAAACCGCTCGTCGCCGTACAGCTAACATCTTCGATGAAAGTAATAATAGCTTCGACCCCCTTACAGGTGAGGCAAGAAACAACAACCTTTATGATCCTAACTACACACTTCTACAAGAACGTCTTGACTTCATGAGGAACTCTAAAGTCCTCCAATCTGAAGATAAAGACTTCATTGAATCTGTGATTAACTCCTTAGAAGAGAAAGTGTCAACAAATCAGCAAACAGTTGCTATTGAAAACCTTAGGGTTGTAATAGAGCGAGCTAGGAAAGACAAGCAGCCTTGGGACAACTTTGCTAATGTACTTAGAGCAGAAAATAGATTTGCTGTTCAGAACACTGCCCGTCTTCTTGATACTAGACAGAGAGATAAATACAACTTATTTTCTCGCTTCTTTGGTGCTAAAGAAGGAGGACCTCAAGTCCAGCTTATGGGTGATTACTACAAGATTGATCAGCTACAGGATAGACTTCTTGCAGATCAGAGGTCTATTGATTCCTTCCGTACTGGTGTTGGAGCTAAACTCTCGAAAGAGCTTTACTTCAGAGGGAAAAGCCCACCAAGGTCTTATTTCCAAGGTCTTCTAGGAAAAGTCAAGAAGCCCGAAACACTTAAGAAGCGTTGGGAGAAAACCTCATTTGCTAAGTACCTAAAATGGTATAGAACACCCACAGACGAATTAGCTGTTAGATTTGAACGTGGTATCGATGAACGTATTCGTAGAATTATTGACTTTGAATTTCTTACATCTAAGAAGAATCCTACATCAAAGGTAATGGATGACAAAGTACTCAACTCTCTTTCTAAAGCAGTAAAGCTTGTTGGTTCTGGACAAATGACAGACTACGACGGTCTTGCTATTGCTATTGGTAAACAAATGGCAAAAGATCTAGAAGATGTTAACCCATTCCAGAAACACACTTTACAAGACTACCACAAAGACGGTTCCAGAGTCCTTGATTACATGAAGGACAGAAAGATGATCCGTCTCAACTACCGTGGTAAGACCCGCAGAGGTGTTCTAGATGTAGAGACAGGTCGTGCCACAGGCTTCTGGGGAGACACAGTTTCTAGAGAGGTTGAGGTAATCGACAAACGTCTTATTGAGCTACAGAAGGCTGAAAGACGAGTTGTTGTTGGCAGACGTATGGGTATTTCTTTTGATAGAGATAGGCAGTTTGTCCGCGCTGGTAAGAAGGAAGCCTTTGATGCTCGTGGTAATGTTACCGGCAGACCTATCATATCTAGACGTAAGTACGCTAGCTTTGACGCAAATCAGGTTGATGCAGACTTTGCTAATGCTCTAAACCAAGCCTCTGGTACACAATACCAAACAGATCCGGTGTTCTTTAACTTTATGGATGATGTTGTTAGGTTCCGTGACCCTCGCGGTAACACAGATTACTACGATGGCCTTAATGAGTTTAGACACGAGATCATCAAACGTGGTGACCAAGGCTTTGGTTTCATGACAGCAGGCAGGTACCAGACAAATCGTGGTAAACCCTTTTGGTCGGATACATACATGGATAGCCGTGGCCGTATCTACCACCGTGGATACCTGACACCTACTGGTGGTGAGATGGTTCGACCCTTCTTAGATGATGCTATTGCTACTCCAATGACTCTCAATGCAGTAAATGAGCTAGAGACCCAGATTGGAGCTATGATTGGACCCGGTACAGAGGCTCTTACCCTTAGTGGTCGTAAGGCTATCTTTCAGAGAAAGCGGGAAGACATCCTTTCTCTAGGAAGGCTAATGCAGCAAGAAACCCAGAGAGACAGGCGTATGAGGGAGTTCCTAGAACACCCCCTAATCAAGGGTCTAGAAGGACCCGAGGTACCTAAGATGTCTCGTATGGCTTTAGAGTATGCTCGTGTATATGACCACGTTGGCGGCGACATGAGAGATGCTGCTAAACTCAAATCATTTAAAACACGTCTTATGATAGAGAACGATGCGTCGTCCTCTGGTGCACAAATTATCGGGCTTTCTACTAGGGACCGTATGGTCTCGGAAGCCTCTAACGTTGTTCCTACGACACAAAAGAATAGACTCTATGACCTAGTGGCTATTGACACCATTAATGATCCTCGTTTCAACAAGATTAAGGCGCTCCGTGACGCAAACTTGACTTGGGAGGATCTTGCTAAAGGTGCTAAAGCGCAGAACATAAACTTATATTGTGTTCTTTAAACCCTGTGAATTGCTGGAAACTCTGACCACGTAACGGTGAAGACAATCAGCAGCGAAGCCTCATACAATACTATAGTATTGTATAAGGAACGTTCAACGACTATCCGTAAGGAGTACACTCAAGTGTTGAGTGGAAGCGCAGGGCAACCTACTACAGAAAGGTTGATGATATAGTCTGATCTGCATGGAAACATGTAGCAGCATAACTAAGTTATTGTTATGCGGATGGGAGTAACCACCCCATCGAACAAATTGGGTAAGTTTCTACGGTGCCGGTGAGGCAACTAAGACCGCTAACGTTGCAGCAAAGCTATCTAAACTTCTAGATGAAAGAGGCTTTACTACAATTACTAAATCAGAGCTAAGCGGTCAGCTTAGGATAATTGATTCACAGATCAAACAAGCAGATAGGATTGGTGCAGAACTTACTTCAGCTAATCTGAAAGCCTTTAGGGGTGAGCTTATCAATATGGTGAACAAGGACCAGTCTATTGGTCTAAAACTTCTAAAAGAAGCAGAAGAAATTCACAGCGACACGGCAGACTTTGTTGCTAAGGTGACTAGTGCTCGTGGAGGCCTGATTGGCCCAAATGACTTTAAAGAACTTTCTGCGCTAATGTCAGAGAAGCTGTCTGACAGAGCACCTGTTACAAATGAATTTATTAATTTCTGGAAAAGAGTATCTAAACGCTTTACAACTGAAACTAAAAAGGTAGACATCCCGTGGGTGACCTTTGACGGTAAGGTTATGACACAAAGATACCGACCGGAACTTCAAGAGAGAATTGAATTCAGGGATCCCATAACAGGACGAAAGGTTATGAACATCTATGCAGCACAAGCTGAAGACGGCAAGCTCCTTGGAAAAGGATCTGTCCAAGATGCTTCTATTGGTCTGGGTGTGAATGGAAACCATTCTAACGACGCGGTTATTGTTCGCAAGTTCCACTTGTGGGGCCGCAAAGAGGGCAAGTCTACTGGTACAATCCACGACGCTTTCTTTACTAATCTAGCGGAAGCAGATAACGCTAAAGCTGCTCTCCGTGAAATCTATGCGGATGCCCTAGAGGGGGATACTATCCAAAGAACTCTTGCTGAAATGCGAAAAGAGGGGTTGCCTAAGGCTACCTACGATGAACTTCTCGCTGAAGCAAAACAACTTGGTCTTATTGATCCGCCTAACCCTATAACTAGGGAAGACATATTGACGGACGTACCTAATAAAGATTTTTATGGTGTAGGACCCTAATTCGACCTGAGAGTTTGTAACTCAACGGCTAACACAGTCAGTGACTGTAGGAGAAATTTTAATGGCTACTAAAGAAGAACTCAAAGCACAAATGGAAGAGCTTCGTAAGAAAATTGATGATGCTCAATCCGAAAAAGATAATGCTTCAAACGAAGATGACGAAAACGGAAACACTGAAGATGATATCAAAGAGGAAACAACTGATGCGGACGCTGACGTTGATGACTCTGATGATAAGAACAAAGAAAAAGACAAGAATAAGAAAGAAGATTTAGAGCTTGAGGTTCTGAAACAGCAATTCAAAGAAAAGATGGATGCTCTTGATAAGAAACTCAAAGATACTCAAGCAGAACTCAAAGACACTAAAAAGCGTGAGAGGGAAGCTGAGATTGAAGCTATGAAATCAGCAGGTAAAGACAAAGAAGCGCTAGAAGCGCAGATCTCTGATATGAATTCTGAACTAGAAACTCTAAGGGGTGAAAACGTGAGTCTTCGTCGTGATAACGCCGTTGACGCCTCTCTAAGTACTGCAGAATTCCGTAACGATCGTGCTCGCGCATCTGCACGTCGGGACATTGTTGATTCTCTTATTCAAGACGACAGTGGTTGTTGGGTCTCTCGCGATGGTAAAGACATCGAGTCTACTGTTTCTAGTTATCTAGAAGATGAAGAGAACAGATTTCTTTTCAAACCGAAGCAAAATACTGGGAGTTCTACTACGTCGATGACTTCGACAAGTGTGCCTCAAGACAAACCTAAATCGATTTTCGATGTTCCACAAGATCAGATGATAGCCCAAACACGAAAGAAATTGGGCGTCCGCTGATTTTAATGAAAGGATTAAACTATGACTATCTCTAATGCTGACTTTCAGGTCATTGAGGAAGTACTACGCCAGTACGCACACGAAGCGTACACTACTTCCAAAAACATTCACACGACTGGTGTCGTAGGTACTCGTGAGGGTATTGACGGTGACTCAGAAAGCTATATTGGCCAGTTCCGTTGGTACAAGCCTCTTGAGCCGGAAGTCAACGTCATGTCAACAACTGACGACACTGAAGGTACAATGACAAACATCAGCACTAACCTTGCGAAATACATCAAGACCGCTCGTTCGCACGGTGCTGAGCAAGTTAACGTGCAACAAGTGATCTCTCGTGAAGACGGGCTTGAAAAGATTGCTCGTGACTTTGCACAGACACGTATGGAAGACGAAGGCAAAGCCTTCTACAACGTCCTACAAGGTGTTGCTCGTTCAGAGGTCGCCCTAGGTGATGCTAGCGGTGCAGGTACCGGTGGTATTGTAGACTTTGATACTGATGCTGATACTGCAGCAACTGGTTTCTTTGTTGATCTCAACGCTGCTTCTGGTGTCTTTGGTGCTGCTGCAACTGGTGCCGCTGATCAGCGTAAGCTGTTCGATGCATCGGGTGTTGGTGCTGCTCGTGGTGAGCGTCTGTTCCAAGCAATTGGTATGGCGTTTAAGGACTACGAACCGGACTACATGTACATGGTTACCTCCCCGGAGAGCCTCGCACAGATCCGCGCTGCTAACCTCGTTGATGAGGACCGAGTAACGGACGGTGAACTAGAATTCACTACTATCTTTGATGGTAAATTCCGCCTACTGCCTACTCGTTTCACTCAGATGGCATCGGTTAGTGCTGGCAATCTAAACGAACGGTCTACTAAGTGTACCTTCCTTATGAAACCCAACTCTGTTTCTTTCGCTCCGATTGAAATCCCAACTCCGGTTGAGATAGATCGTGATGCGTCTGTCTACCTTGGTGGTGGTAAGACTGAGGTTTGGTACCGTTGGGGTTACGTGTGGCACCCTGAGGGTTATGCTTGGGCTGGTGCTGAGGACGCGTTTGCTACTAACGCTACTTTCTCTGCAGCAGCTTCTTGGACACGTAAAGTTTCGGCTCTAAACC